CCGCGGCGCGCAGGTTGCGGCACAGTTCTGCCGCATACGCTCTCACGCCGCGCGCCCATGCACTCCGCGCCGGGGCTGCCGTGATGATCTCGGCCATGCGGGCGATGATCTCGGGGGTCTCCGCCCTCTCGGTGGTCTCGGTGGTCTCGGTGGTCTCGGTGGTCTCTGCTGCCGGTGCGGTCCAGCCCTCTGGCACAGTCACGACGGGCTGCCCGGGCTTGGGGCGGCTCATGGTCTCGGTGCAACCGATGACTTCGCGTCCCTCGGCGGTGTAGTAGGCGGTCGCCTGTCCTGCGCTCTCCGCAATTACAAGGTTCGCGGAGTAGATGCCGTTCCCGTTGTTGTAGGTGATTTCGTATGTTTTCATGGTGTGATCCTTTCTGCCCTCTCGGGGCTGTTGCTCTTTACGTTTACTATTATACCACGATTAGCCGTAAATGTCAATAGCGAAATCATGATTTTCCGTAAATCAGCACATTGCACAAGTTCAAATGATATTTTTGTGCACCTTTTCAGGGGCTGTTTTTCGCTGTTTCGCGCGGTCCCGACGGGGTCGCAGTCCCGGCACGGCGGGCACCCCGGGGGGGGTGTACTTGACGGGGAGGCGGCGCGGTTGACCCTCCCGACCAAAGAAAAATCAAAAAAATCTGAAAAAATACGCAAACCCTCTTGACAATTAACCGTAAATGTGGTATAATGGAATCAGTGGAGGGCGAACACCCACGCTGACATGGAATCAGTGAAGGGCAGAGCGCCCCGCTGACACGGAATCGGCGCATGGGGGCGGTCAGCCCGAAGAAAAAGGCGAACGGCGCAGCGGCGCTGTCAAGGAATGGAGAATTAACCGCAATGGAGAATACCGCAATGGAGAACACTGCAATGGAGAATACCGCAATGGAGAATCAGGTAAGCAAAGAGAAAATAACGAACGTGGTGGCATACATCCGCGTCAGCACCGACGGGCAGGTCGGAGAGGATAAGTTCGGGTTGGAAGCACAGCGCGAACAGATAATTGACTACTGCCGCAGGAACGACATGAACATCGTGAAATGGTATTCCGACGAAGGGGAGAGCGGCGCGAAGTACCGTCCGGGGTTCGACGAGATCGTGTACGGCGAAGTGAGCAATCCGCCGATTCAGGCAGTTGTCGTGGCGAAGTCAGACCGCGTGGCGCGCGACATCAACATCTACTTTTACTATCAAGGGGCGCTTCTCCGCAAAGGAATTGAGCTTATCAGCATCTGTGAGGACTTCGGGCAGTTCGGCGTGTTCGCCGGGATGCTGAAGGCGTTCACACTCACCTGCGCGGCAATGGAGCGAGACAACATCAGCAAGCGGACAGGAGCCGGACGGGCTGTCAAGGCGTCGAGCGGCGGCTACAGCGGCGGGCGCGCTCCGTACGGGTACAAAGTCAGAAACCACGCGCTCGAAATCTACGAGCCGGAGGCGGAGATTGTGCGCGAAGTCTTCCACATGAAGGACGATCTCGGCGCAACGTATCAGGCAATATGCACACAGCTGAACGGCGAAGGGAAAGTGAACCGGAGCGGATCGAAGTTCTCCATCAGCTCGATCCAGTCGATATACGAGAACAAGAGGACGTACCAGGGGTACTACAAGTACGGCAGCATGAAGGACTACGTTCCCGGAGCACACGAGCCGATACTGAAATAATTCCACCAAGGCTCAATCAGCTCCAACAAGCCGTAACACCGTAACACAATAACACGTGTAACGGGGCAGTGGTTTGAACCGGGTTCCAAGTCAGGTTCAAGTTAGTTTGAAGTTAGTTTGAAGTTAGTTTGAAGTTAGTTTGAACCGTGTTCCAACCGGCGCAAAGTAAGTTTTAACCAATACGCAAACAAACCGTAAACTGGCGCAAGTTATACGCAAAGTCGGCGCAAGTTCAACGCTGACATAACGCTGACATAACGCTGACTTAACGCTGATTCAGTGTTAAGGCTCCGAGCCACAACCGGCTGTTCCGCAAAGGAAAGACAGCAAACAGATACCGCAAACGTTCACCTGGCCGCGTGAAGCGGTCACGGAGTACCAAGCAACAACAGCAATTATCGGCGGGCATTCCCGCGCACCATCCCGTACTGGCATCCCGCCGCACGGAGTACCGTACCCCTATACTTAGAGCGCCCAGAGCGCCATTTCTTGAAGGAGAGTGGCGTCATGGGCGCTTTTTCATGTGAAGATACTGGAAACAAAAAATCAAAAAAGGCAAAAAAAGGGGAAAAGGCTGTTCTCCCCGGGTTTGAGAACTGGAACGGCCGGCTGCCGGAGTGCGTGACGCTGTGCGAGGCTGTCGCGGCGTACGGAACGGACAGTCTGTCGGTCGCGAAAGACTACTTCGACGCGCTGAGGGGGCTCGCGCGGGACAATACGACGGAATCGTACGAAGAGGAGCTCGCCTACATGGTCGCGCGGGGGAAAGAATTCTTCGACGTCGTGAACCGTATGCTCGCGAGAGCAGCCTCCGCGAAGACGTCAGCCGCGCCGGAATGGTACGAGCTGAAAAGAAAAGTCTGCCTCCTGCTCGCGCCGCACTCATTCGACCACTATATGCAGTATGTCGAATGGAACAGGGAACCGGCACGGAAATTCTGGCTGCCCAGACGGAATGTGCTTATGGGGCTGTGCAACGATCTACAAGACCTCGAAGAGCACAAGATTAAATTCCTCGGGGTGAGTATGCCGCCTCGTGTCGGAAAATCCACGATTTGTATATTTTTCCTGACCTGGCACATGGGGCGGCATCCGGACGACGCGTCCGCTATGGGCGGGCACTCCGATACACTCGTGAACGGGTTCTACGGCGAGCTGAACGCGGTGCTCGATCCAGGCGGCGAATACCTCTGGCACGACGTGTTCCCGCACGCGCAGATCGAAAGCCGGTCAGCAAAGTACCTGCAAATCAACCTCAACCACCCGAAGCGCTTCCCGACAATGACCTGCCGATCGGCGGAAGGCACATGGACGGGCGCTATCGACATCTCGCGTGACGGCATCCTCTATGTCGACGACCTCGTGAAAGACCTCGAGGAATCGCTGTCTCCAGCCCGTCTCGACGCGAAGTACAACATCTACCTGAACCAGATGAAAGACCGTATGAAAGACGGCGCGCTCCAGCTGATGGTCGGCACGCGCTGGAACGTAATGGATCCTCTCGGGCGTGTCCGCGAACAGTACAGAGACAATCCCGAGTACCGCTTCACCGTCATTCCCGCGCTCGACGCGAACGGAGAGTCGAATTTCCAGTACGATTACGGCGTCGGGTTCTCGACCGAATATTACCGCGACATGAAAGCGTCTATCGACGACTGCACATGGTGCGCGAAGTACCAGGGTGCTCCGTACGTCCGCCAGGGGCTCGTCTTCCCTCCGGACTCCCTGCTCCGCTACAACGGCGTCCTGCCTGGCGGATCACCGGAACGCATTATCGCCGCGTGCGACGTCGCGTGGGGCGGAGAAGACTATCTGTCCATGCCTATCGTCTATGTGTACGGAGACGGGTCGATGTACTGTGTCGACGTAGTGTTCTCGAACGCGAACAAAGTCTTCACTCAGCCCGAAGTGGTCGGAAAGCTGTTGATTCACCGTCCGCACCAGGTACAGTTCGAAGCGAACAACGGCGGAACCGAATACGCGCAGGCAATCGACGAAATGCTCCGCGCGAAAGGGTGTGTTCTCAACATCTCGACGCGCCGCGCCCCGGGCAACGCCTCGAAGCTCTCCCGAATCATCCAGTATGCGCCGGACATCCTGAAGATACACTTCCTCGACTTCGACCACTCGACGCCGGAATACCGTTCCTTCATCGAATGGCTCTGCTCCTTCGTCTCGCTCGGCAAGAACGTGCACGACGACGCGCCCGACTCGCTCGCGCAGCTCATGGACTTAGCCACCGGGAACTGGGGAATTGTCACCGTGCAGAAGCGCGTGTTCTGACTCGACCGGGTATCATCGCGGAATCACGCTGCACACGACGGGATTCCGCCATATCTCCACAATTTACAGCGTATCTATTGACAAATCCTTGTGTAAGGTGTATAATATACATGATAGGCGACCCCCTTTGCCTGTCAGCCATGTTCCTCGTCGCTGGACGCTGACCTGATGGATATGGTTTTCTCCTTCCGACCCGGCGGCACGCCTTTGCACCGGGTCTCAAATTAAAAACGACTGGTGGTGAAAGAATGGCGGATGAACAGAACAGCGTAGCCGACGTCTCTCCGGTGCTGACCGGTCGGCACGTCATATATACCGACGCGTCGGCGGTTGATGAGAACAATGTTGTGCAGGTGCTGAACGAGGTGCTGCCGACCTTCCACCGGAACCAGAGTGAAATAAACTACCTCTACGGCTACTACAAGGGCAAACAGCCCATCCTCAACCGCGTCAAGGACGTCCGACCGGAGATCAACAACAAAATCGTCGAAAACCACGCGTGGGAAATCGTCTCATTCAAGGTCGCGTACCTTTTAGGCGCCCCAATCGCCTACACGCGCCGGAAAATCCGGAGTGGAGAGGCACGCATGACCATGACCCCCGACGAGATCACCGCGGCGCAGACACGCGACCCGGTATCCGAAAAGGTAGGGCGGCTCAACGAAATCATGCACGTCCTCGACAAGGAGGCAATCGACCACGATATCGCCGAGTGGAACCACATCTGCGGAACCGCGTACCGGTATGTCATCGGGAACTTAGCAAACGACGAGAAAATCGAAATCGGCAGTCTCGACCCGAGGCGAACCGGCGTCGCCTACTCAAAAGAGCTCGGCGCGAAGCCGGTCATGGCATTCCAGGAGACGCTCAGGGACAATCAGCAGACAATCTACACCGTCTGGACCGATACGATGCAGTTCGAGATCGTGAACAACACCGTCACGTCCTCGAGGCTCCACGGCATCGGGGCGGTTCCGATAATCGAGTATCCGCTCAACAACGCTCGGCTCGGCTCGTTCGAAGTCGTTCTCGAAGTCCTCGACGGCATCAACAAGCTGTCCTCGAACCGGCTCGACGGCACGGAACAGTTCGTCCAGAGTTTCATTAAATTCGTCAACTGCCAGATAGACCCCGAGAAGTATAAGGAATTCCGGCAGGAAGGCGCTATCGTCATCAAGTCGGACAACTCGAACCCCTCGGACGTCGATATCATCTCGTCCGAACTCGACCAATCACAGACTCAGGTCGAAATCGACCACCTCTATCAGCAAGCCCTCACAATCTGCGGTATGCCGGACAGAAACGGCGCGAACCGCACAACCGGAGACACCGGCAACGCCGTACTGCTCCGCGACGGATGGGCAATGGCGGAAAGCTGCGCCAGAGACACCGTTATGCAGTGGGAACGAAGCGAAAAGCAGTTCCTCCGCATCGCGCTGTCGCTCCTCAGAACATACGGCAAGCTCGACCTCGGGCTCGCCGACATCGACATCCGGTTCACGAAGGGCAACACCGAGAACCTGCTCGTCAAAACGCAGGCTCTCATGAACCTTCTCGACGCCGGAGTACATCCCGAAATCGCGTTCGGCATACCTCACCTGTTCGACGATCCGAACCAGGCGTATATCGACTCGATCCCATACCTCGCCGCGCGGCTCCAGAATGGGGCTGCCGGGCAGGACAAATCAGGGCAGGACAAGCCCGGAGGCGGCAATGACAGAAACACAGAAAATTCAGACGTCGGCAACTCCGGAGCTGATTAAAGTCCGCTGTCCGCACTGTGGACGGCTCCTCGGAGCCATCAACGGCATAGCGGAGATAAAATGCCGCGGCTGCGGTACGGTCGTCAGAGCCCGGACAGAAGGCTCACACGCCGTCATACGCACGGTCGCGCCATAAGCGGGAATACCCCGCGCCACAACACAGAGCGCCAAGAGCGCCAGATATCTACAGGTTTTTACACAGCCTGTCGGTTCTGGCGCTCTTTTTGATTTTCAAACCTCTCCCCCGGGGCGACGCTGCTTTTAATTTATTAAACAATGGACAGAGAAGTCCTAAAAACGCAGATTTACGGCGGAGAGAACCGCCTCACAAAACGCAGAAAGGGATTATCACATGGAACTCAGAGATTTACTCGGCGAAGACTACCGCGAAGGGATGACCGCGGAAGAGATCGCGACCGCGCTATCGACCAAAAACTTCGTGAACAAGGAGACCTTCGACAAAACCGCGTCCGACCTCGCCAAAGTGAAGAAGGACATGAAGGCCAATGAAGGCACTCTGACCGAACGCCTCGAAGCGCAGAGGCAGCAGATCGAGCAGCTCACCGTCAAGGCGAACCGGCAGGAAGCGGCAAGCATCCTCGCGGGGAACGGCATGGCGAAGGAAGCCTACGACACCTTCCTCGACGGCATCGTGACCGCCGACGCGGAGAAGACCACCGCAGTCGCCACGGCTATCGCGGCGGCGTTCAAGGCTTATGGAGAAGCCACTGCGAACAAGGTCAAGGGCGAACTCGCCGCGGGTGTCAAAGCCCCCTCACAGGCTCCGGTGGAAACCGCCATGACTAAAGAAGCCTTCGGCAAGCTCACCTTCGCCGAACAGGTTCAGTTCAAGAACGATAATCCGACCGAATACGCCGCGTTATTCCCGAAAGTCTGACACGGCACCACCACATTTTTCGAAAGGATGATTAAAAACAATGGCAAAGACCTACCTCAACTACCCGTTTGACGACGATCTCTTCATTGCCCGCTGGAACGCGGAGCCTGATTCCGAAAAGACCGCGCTCCTCGATTCCGGCGTAATGGTTGAAGACCCCGAACTCGCCTCGAGACTCATGTCCTCCGGCAACTTCGGCACCATTCCCTTCTACAAGACCCTCACCGGCACCCCTGTGAACCACGACGGTCAGACCGATATCACCTCGACCGAGACTCAGGCAGATCAGCAGAACTTTGTCGCGTATGGTCGCGACGTCGCGTGGACTGCCCGCGATTTCGTCGGCGAGCTCTCCGGCGCAGACCCGATGGGGCACATCATCTCGTCCGTCGCAAAATTCTGGGCGAAGTACCGCCAGAAAAAGATCATCGCCATCCTCGGCGCTATCTTCGGCATCACCGGCAACACCGCGTGGACTGCCCACACCGTCGATGTCGGATCCGCGACCGCGACCCCGAGAAAGATCGAGGCGACAGACCTCAACGATCTCGCGACCGACACCCTCGGCGACAACAAGGACGCGTACAAGCTCGCAATCATGCACTCGTCCGTAGCCCGCACCCTCGAAAACCTCCAGGTTCTCGATTACTGGAAGCAGACCGATGCGAACGGCATCCAGAGGAACCTCGGTCTCGCGTCCGTGAACGGCTATACCGTCATCATCGACGACGGCGTTCCGGTCACCGCGGTCGGCGGCTCTGATGCGAACAAAGACCTCAAGAAGTACACCACCTACCTCCTCGGCACCGGCGTTCTCCGCCACTGCTGGGCAAGGCAGGACGTACCGGTCGAGGTTGTCCGCGAGGCAATGAAGAACAACGGTCAGGACACTCTCGTGACCAGAATCCGCGAGTGCATCCACCCGAACGGCTTCTCCTTCAAGCTGCCCACCACCAGCTGGACGAACTCCCCCACCGACGCGCAGCTCGAGGCTCCCGCAAACTGGGTGCTCAAGTTCGCTCCGAAGGAAATCCCGATCGCCCGCCTGATCACGAACGGCTAATCCATGACCACCGACGAGAAGCTGATCCGGCTGAAACGGATGATGCGGCTTCCCGACACGGACGACGACACGCTCTTGGCGTTCCTCGACTTCACGCGAGACGAAATCCTCTCGTGGCGATACGGAGCGACCGGCAGCGTACCGGATACCGTGATCGACGTGCCGCTGGAATACGAAAGCGTCCAGCTGAACGCCGTTATGATCGGCTTCTCGCAGATCGGCGGCGAAGGCGAGACCGCGCACAACGAAAACGGAATATCGAGGCAGTTCGGGTATTCGTCCTGCCTCGAATACATCCATAAAAACGTAATGCCGTATGTCGGGGTGATATCATGAGAACCCTCGCGAAGAACCGGATTCCGTACTGGTACGCCCTGTTCGCGGGCACTCAGGACATCACCGACGAAAACGGCAATTACACAGGTGAGCAGGAAGTCATCTACACCGAGCCCGTAAAGGCGTGGGGCAATATCTCCGCTGCCAAAGGCGATTCTTACGCCGCCGGGTTCGGAACGATGATCGACTACGACAAGGTGCTATGCACCGAAACGACTGACCTCGACGAGAACGCGGTTGTCTGGCTGGACACAGAGCCGACCACCCCGTACAACTATCGAGTCAGGCGCGTGTCGAAGTCGATCAACGGAACCCTCGTCGCACTGAAGCAAGTCGACGTAGGCGCGTAGCCGCGGAGGAAAACACAATGCGCAAACGCATTACTGTCCGGCTCTCGCCCGGCAGCATACAGTCGGCTCTCGATGAGGTAGCATCCCTCATGTCAGCCAACCGGAACCGGCTTGATGACGCCGCACGCGAACTCGCCGAACGGATATGCGAAAAAGCGCAGAGCAACTTCGATGCGGCATGGTACGACAGCCTTGCCAGAGGCGTCAGGGGCGAAGCCAACGTTAAATGCCGGGTAGAAAAGACCGGCACCGGCTATAAAGTCGTCGCCGAAGGGAACGAGGTGACGTTCGTCGAGTTTGGGGCAGGAGTCTATTATAATCCCCCCGCCGGAACGTCCCCTCACCCCGGCGGCGCAGACCTCGGATTCGTTATCGGAGGATATGGCAAGGGGCAAGGAAACCAGAAGGCGTGGGGCTACTACGCCGAAGACGGCAACCTCGTCATCACCCACGGAACAGCGGCGCAAATGCCGCTGTACAGAGCTTTTGAAGAGGTATTACAGGAGGCGAAGAAGAGATGATCGATTTTGAAAACGTATTTGTTGACGCTGTGCGAACGGCGGTCACGAAGAAGTTCCCGAAAGCGACGGTTGTCTCCGAATTTGTCCCGAAGCCGTCATCCTTCCCCCATGTGTACATCCGCGAAACCGATAACGCCTCCGAGGCGCTCTCCTTCCGTGTGACCGGCGGAGATACCAACGCGCGGCTTTCCTACACCGTCGACGTGTTTTCGAATAAGAAAAGCGGGAAAAAGAGCGAATGCAAGGCGGTTATGGCGGCGGTCGACTCGACCATGCAAAGCTACAACTTCCAGCGTACCTTCTGCAATCCCTTCCCGAACGAGAACGACGCGTCCATCTACAGGATGGTCGCGCGATATTCAAAACTTCAATCAACCAAAATGGAGGTATGATAAATGACCACCAACGGCATCAAATTCTATTACGCCCCCGAAACTACCGCGGGCACTCAGCCCACCACCGGCTGGGTAGAAATCCCGAACGTCGTCAGATGGGGCGAAATCGGCTCGACTCCCGATACCATAGACATCACGCCGGTCTCCGAGACCTCATTCAAGCGCTATGAGCAGGGGCTGTCCGACACCGGCAGCGTAGACGTCACCGGCAACTGGGCCTCTGATTTCATCGACGCGTGGGAGACTATGAGAGAAGCCATGTCGACCGCGGCGGCAGCGGGTAAAACCCTCTGGTTCACCCAGGTCATCCCGAACTACGAAAAGAGCTTCTACTACTCCGGCTCGCCCTCGATGCTCAGATTCCCCGAGGTCACCTCGAACTCGGCGTTCCAGGTATCCGGCACCATTACCGTCAACAAAGTCACCGGTCTCGCGGCAAAGCCCACTATCGGCGGCTGATAAACTCAAGGAGATAAACCATGATAATCAACGGCAAGGAAATAACGGCTAAACCCATCGACTTCAACGCCACAATCGAGCTCAACGATCTCGGCGGAGATATCTACTCTTTCGGCACAAAGCCCCTCGCGGCGCTCAGAGCCTATCTCGCGTACTGCGCGGGCATAGACGCCGAAGCGGCTGGACGTGAAATCGAATCCCACATCGTAGGGGGCGGCGACCTCTCCGACCTCTCGGCGGCATTCATGAAGGCGTGTGACGACAGCGCTTTTTTCAAAGCGATGATCGCGAAGGCGAAGGCGGCAGACAAGAAACAGGCAAAGAACACCTGAACCTGAGCGCCGCCGAAACGATATACGAAAATTGGCTTCCTGCGGCGTACAGGATCGGGCTTGACCTTACCACATTCTGGCGGCTCAATCCGCGCCGCATGAAGCCTTTTCTCGATATATACGAGCAAAACCAGCGTGAAGAACGCGATCGGATAAACTTTCACGCGTACATGACCGGCATATATGTCCGGGACGCCATCGGCGCGTGCTTCTCTAAGAACGGGAAGTACCCGGATAAGCCATATGACCTGCGGAGTCAGGAGGAAAAAGCGTCCGCCATTTCCCCCGAGGAATACGCACGGAGAATGATCCTCATGCAGGAATATCAGGATAAAGAAAGAAAATTACAGGAAAAGTTCGGAGGAGGTGAGATGAATGGCAGATAACGAAGTGCAAATAGACAGCTTGTCTGTAGCGATAGAACACAGTGCGAGCACGGCGTCGAAAGACCTCTCGAGCCTCGCGTCGAGCCTGAAAAAGCTGCAAACAAGCGTCTCTGCGCTCAATATGTGGGACGCGATTCGGCAGTTCGACGCTCTCGGAGCCGCCGCGGGCAGTCTGACGTACTTCTCGACGGCGTTAGACAGCCTGAGAAACGTGAAAATCTCTTCCTCCATCGGGCGGCAGCTCAAAGAAATCGGCGACGCGGCAAACAACCTTGAGGCGCTCGACACGGCGGCGCTCGACAAGGTGAAAGCGCTCGGCGAATCCCTGAAGCCGCTTGGCGAACTCGGACGTGCACAGCTGACCTCATTTATCAATCAGCTCGCGAAGCTCCCCCAACTCGCCGCGAACCTCGACACAGTCGACATGGAGCGCTTCGCCTCGACCGTCGAACGGCTCACGGAGGCAATGGCTCCGCTCGCGACCGAGATGGACAAAATCGCCCGCGGATTTGCGGCGTTTCCGCAGAGAATTCAGACCTTCATTAAAAACAATAAAGCGGCGGCGTACTCGGTCAAAATGCCGAAAAAGGAAATGGACAGGTGGCAGGACACTCTCGGCAAGGTTCTCGGGCGGTTTGAGAAGATCGAGAATAAACCTTCCTTGTTTAATAAACTGATTTCTATTTCGGTTCTTAAGCAAGCCGGGCAATTTCTCAAATCGTACCTCGAATCCGCCAACGAATATATCGAAGCCCTGAACCTCTTCCACGTCTCGATGGGCGGATACGCCGAAAAGGCGCAGCAATACGCCGAAATCGTCGGGGACAGCTACGGCATCGATCCCGGCGAGTTCATGCGTATGCAAGCGACCTTCATGGACGTCTCGAAATCTTTCGGCACGGCAAGCGGCACGGCGTACACCATGTCGAAGGCGCTCGCGCAGCTGACTTATGACATCTCGTCCCTTTACAACCTCAATATCGACGAAGCGCTGAACAAGACGAGATCCGCGCTGGTCGGCGAAATCGAACCCGTTAATTATCTGGCGGCTTGACGCGGGAACGCGTCTCGAACAACATAGTGAACCCGCAAATGCGGGGTGTGTATCTCACAATAGGATGCGCAGGAAATGGCGCACAGGAGATATGCTGACAGGGAACCACTAAATCTGAATATGCAAGGAATAATTTACCAGTACAAAGTTGGAAACAAGCTTTATGTCGGAAAAACTCTTGCGCTCGAGAGAAAACGACAAGCAAAGCACAAATTTGAAGCATTCAAACTTCACAAGGAAACGCCGTTCGCGCGAGCGATACGGAAGTATGGATGGGATAACGTTCTCGCCGGATACTCGGTTATAGAACGCGTTGAAGCGGACACAAAGCAGGAACTTAACGCTAAACTCTGCGAGCGTGAAACCTACTGGATACGGACGCTTGACACGCTTGCCCCGAAAGGCTATAACTGCTATGACCGTGGGCAGTACGGAACTCCTACATACAGCGACAAGAAAGCAATGTATGAAAAAATTTCAAAGTCGCTGAAAGGCAAATACATGAATCCTGAGGCTACAAGCAAACCGGTATTCTGCATTGAACAAGGCAGATGGTATCCATCCGTCCGAGAAGCAGAGCGCGCGAACGGTTTGAAGAAAGGAACTCTTAACAGAGCCGCCGACGGACAATCTTGTACCTGCGGCGGACTTACATGGAGTCACGACGGCAAACCTCATGAGCGCGAAGACTTAATTAAAAAATCCCGAAAACCTATCGTTTGTATCGAAACTGGTATCGAGTACAAATCGATATATGAAGCATCAAAATTATTCCTTCCCGAAGAACCATGCACCAACACGAAGCCCAAAATCCAAATGTCACTCAAACATGGATGGGCTGTTAGTGGCTACCACTTCAAATATTCAGACAAGTAAATCCTGTGCTATCTTGGGAACAAGGTAGTCTAACGACCATCCCTCGGCGGTGAAATTCCGCAACAGGAGTAGGGCGACGGTGAAATTCCGGCGCGGGTGAAAATCCCTTAAATCGAAGTGCTATGATACCGTTCTACGGTATGTGATATGGTCTACTCCCACTGCTACGAGCAGTGTTAAAGTACCGCGAAAGCGGGGGTATAATGGCAGACAATTAGGTAAAGACCTCTCAGTCGCGAACCTCAAGCTCCTCGCAACCGAACTCGGAGTTAACGCCAACGTCGATTCCATGAATCAGGCGGAGAAAGCAATGCTCCGCACGATCTCCCTGCTCAGGCAGTCGAAATCGGCTATGGGCGACATGGCGAGAACGCTCGAGCAGCCCGCGAACCAGTTCAGAATCCTCAAAGCGCAGCTGACGCTGCTCGCACGCGCGATAGGTGACCTCTTCCTGCCGCTTGTGCAGAAGGTTCTGCCGTACATGACCGCGTTCATCAAAGTCTCGCAGCGCATCGTCATGGCGTTCGCCGAACTCGCGGGCTTCAAACTGCCGAAATTCGACTACGCGGACACCATCGTCGGCGGGAACGAAGATATTGCCGACTCCGCAGACAGCGCCGCAAAGAGCATGAAAAAGCTCTATCAGCTCTCTTTCGATGAGCTGAACATTCTCGGCTCACAGAACACCGGCTCGTCCGGGAGCGGGGCAAGCGCCGCTGATATCGCGAAGCTCGAAGCGGAGCTGAATCGGCTCGCTGAAATGGAAAACGAGCTATTCTCGAAGAACCTCGGCGAGACGACGGATAAGATCGCAGCGCAGATCGAAAACTGGATCACGAAAGGAAAAGGAGTCGAAGAGTGGGCGGCTGGCGTCTGGGATACCTTCAAGGGCATCAAGGACGCCGCGGTGGCTGTCGCGGACTCGCTCGGACTCTGGAAAATTCCCGCCGCTATCGCAGACCTCGCGAAGTCTCTCGGACTTGACGTGGGAGCGGTTGACTTTAATTTCGGGTCGTCCAAGCAGGGCAAAGTCACTGGCGGCGACACGCTGAAGAATCTGCTCGGAAGTGGGCTCGGGCTTGCGCTCGGAATTGGGGCGCTGGCAGTCGCGGCAACTGGCAATGGTGGCGGACTTCTCGCGAAAGGTCTCGGAATCGCTCTCGGTATCGGCGCGATAGATATGCTCTACGACAACGTGACGAGTGGAGAGAACGATACGAGCACTGGGAACGGGCTGCTAAAAACAGTGACAAACGCTCTCAGCCTCGGTTTGCTCGGAGCTTCGCTCTCGCTGCTCGGCGGCAAGGGGCTGAAATATTCCGTGGCAGTGGCGTTCGGGATATCGTCGGCGATGCTGTTGTTCGACGGAATTACCGGAATAGTCGATACCGACCCGGATAACGACCTCGCGTCGACCGTCAAGCTGGGCATAGGAGCTGCGCTCGGCGGCGTTAGACTGATGATTGCCGGAGGCGCGGCGGGGCTTAAATACACGTTGCCGATGGCTTTAGGCTTCACGAGCGTATCGATGATATTCGCCGGGGCGTCGGCTACTGCGGACGGGAGCGCGCTTCTCGGAATTGTTTCTGGGGCGGTCGGGCAGGCGCTCGCAGCAGCTACTGGCGGAGTCGTCGCAAAGTTAATAGGAGCTGCACCGGTTGCCGGAGCGGGATTAGCACTGCATTTTTCAATACCTCTGGCTATTTCACTGACGCTTGAAAAAATCGGATTCTTTGATAAGGCCGGAGAAAAAATCAAGGACGTTTTTTCAGGAATGGGAGAAGCGTTCAAAGAATCGAAGGAGAACTTCAAGAACGGCAAATATAATCCGAATAACATCTTAGGCGTCACGGGAAACTGGTTAGATACCCTCGGCAAAACAGTCTCCGGCGCATTTGATGGGTTGGCGAAAACAAAATACCCTAAATTGGATAGTGGCAACAGTTTCAGGGTTACTGGTAAAAATATCACCGACGAAATCACGGCAGGGATAGAATCCGGGGCAACGGACGTTCAAGCGGCTGCGTCGAAAGTATCGGACGGCGCCGCATCCAAATTCGACGACCTCGCCGAAAAAGGCAAATCTGCGGGTGAAAACGTCGCGAAAGGCTTCGTCGCCGGAGTTGACTACAACGCCGATTACGTTGCCAAAGGCTTCATCGGCATGGCGAATAAAGCTATGGTTCAGTTCACCGACAGACTCGGCATCCACTCACCGTCGACTGTCTTTGAGGGCTACGGCATCAACGTTGACATTGGATTCGCGAATGGCGTCACGCTCGGACTCCCCAACGTCAAGGACGCCTTCGGGAACGTCTGGACGTCTATCCGCGTGGACTTCTCAGCCTTCGCGAACAGCCTGCTCGCGTCGGCGCGCACCTTTATCAGACAGCTGAATCAGGTGCTCTCGTCAGCGTCTTTCAGCAGTGGCGGCGCGGCGCAATCCCTCATCGGCAAAACGCCGAAAATGATTCCCGCCTTCGCGACCGGCGGATTCCCCGAGGACGGAATGTTCTACGCGAACTCAGGCGAGCTCGTCGGGCGCTTTGCGAATGGTCGGACTGCCGTCGCGAACAATGCGCAGATCATCGAAGGCATCGAGAACGCAGTCTACCGCGCGATGACAGCCGCACAGCGCGGCTCGGGGCGCGGGGGCAAGATAGAACTTGTCCTCGACAAGCAAGTCGTCGGACGCGCCTTCGGAGACGCCATAGACTCCGAAAAGAGACGCTCCGGCGCGAACACCAAAATCACATTCACGAACGGAGGGACGCGGTAATGGTTAAAGTTGACGGAACAGACTACGGTGCAATCGTCACCGCGCTGACGCGAAATTTCGAAGTTGTCGACGGCGATAACGCCGGGCGCACACTCGATGGCGTCATGCACCGCGACCTCATTGGAACCTACTACAACTACTCCATCACGATCAACACCGACCGTATGTCCCAGACGGAGTACAACGCCCTTTACAAAACGATTTCCGCGCCGGTCGCAAGCCACGATATCGTCGTCCCGTTCGGCGACGAAACGCTCTCATTCAAGGCGTATGTCTCGCGCGGCAGCGACGATCTCCTCCGGCAGTACTCTGAGACGAACCGGTATTGGGGCAACCTCTCCTTCGACTTTATCGCGATGGAGCCGCAAAGGAGCGCAGTATGAAGCTCCGGGTATCCTACGCCGACGTCGCTGTCGGGGCGAAAGAAAACTTCGCCCCATCGGCGACCGGGCAGACCAGCAACTCGACTCCGGCACTGCTGCAAGGACAGCAGACCCCGATGTACGCGAATCCGTGCGAGATATACTCCGTACTGCTCGATGGCTCTCTCACGGTTCCGCCGGACGATCCGAAATACGCCCTCGTGTCGGACAGCCTGTCGAGCGCGACCGACGGCAGCTTCGAAACTCCGCTCGTCCTCACGCTCACCGCGACCGGGCAGTACACCTCTCAGGGAATCACGCTCGTTTTTGATGAGACCTCCAACCGGTACGCGACGGCAGTCAACATCAAATGGTATCGCGGTAGCACCCTTCTGTCGGACAAGAACTTCACGCCGGACAAGCCGAACTTCTTCTGCGCGAACAAAATCGAAAACTACAACAAGCTGATAATCTCCTTCTCGAAGATGAATATGCCGCGCAACCGGCTGTATCTCACGGACATCCTCTACGGAACCGTCCGTAACTTCGGGAAAGACGAAATCGAAAACTTCTCCCTGCTCCAGGAAATCGAGCCGGTATCCGAAACTGTCTCGATCAACACCGTGGGCTTTACCCTCAAAAAGCAGAGCGACGTCGACTTCATCTTTCAGGAAAAGCAGCCCGTTTACACATATTTCGACGACACACTCGTCCAGACCACGTTCATCACGCACTACGAGCGGAATTCCGACAGGACATATGATATCGAGTCGGAAGACTATGTGTCTATTCTCGACGACTCCCCGTTCGGCGGCGGTATCTACTCAGCGAAGAATGCGGCAGCCCTCATCGGCGAAATGCTCTCGCCGCTCAAAGTCGAATACGAAATCGCGGGCAGTCTGCAAAACGCGACACTTACCGGATACCTCGCGATATCCTCCTGCCGCGAAGCTCTCAATCAGATTGCATTCGCCCTCGGCGCGGTTGTAGACACCAGCTACTCTGACAAAGTGAAGCTGTACAAGCTGTCCGACACCGTCGCGGGCACGCTGAACGCCTCGAACACCTTCACCGGGCAGACGACCACCTTCCGCGACAAGCTCACCGAACTGCGGCTCACCGCGTACTCCTACGTCGCCGGGACAACCGACTACACCGCATACAAAGCGGCGGACAGCGGAACCGGAACCGGCATCACCGTAACCTTCCCCGAGCCGCTCCACTCCCTGTCCATCACGAACGGCACGATAGTCTCCCAGACCGTCAACCAAGCCGTCATCAACGCGAACGCGAACTGCGTCCTGACCGGCAAGAAATACGACAAAACCCAAACCATCATCACGAAGCGGAATCCGCTCATCCTCGCCGGGGACAAAGAGAACGTAGTCGAGCTCAAAGACTTCACCCTCGTGAACCGGACAAACGCCGACGAACTCGCCACAGCGGCGTACAACTACTACTCCACCCGCCGCGAAATATCTGAAAAGATACTCACCGGCAATCTCAAAGTTGGCGACAAAGTGACGCAGGAATACGATTACATGGACGACGTGACCGGACACATCGTCAGCATGAAACACACCGTCTCCGGAACCGCACAAGTCGCGGAGGTGATCATCAAATGAGCCTTGATACAGCGAACCTCAATTTAATCTATGACCGCACGGAAAGCGACGAAACCGCCTCCGCCGCGATACGGAAATCCTGCCAGACCCTCGGCAACTGGCCGGGGCTGACAGACGCCGAAAGGGCACAGTTAGAGCGCGGAACGCTCACCTACAACACCCTCAATCGCGTCGAAGCCGCGGTAAAAACCCTCGCCGCCGCGCTGACGTCGGCGGGGTATCCGGTGGAGGTGACGCCGGTGCTGAAAGGGAGCTCGAGAGTGCCGGCGGGGTACACGGAGGTGGAGTGGATTCAGAGTTCGGGGACGCAGTATATTGACTCCGGCGTCACCGAGACTTCGGACATGGCGGTTAGCTGTCACTTTGATGTGGACACCGTCGCGTCGGACTACCTTTTCGGCTCACAGCAAAACAGCGGCAGTCTTAGCTACAACGGCATTTTCAAAAACAACATGCTCGAGTACAACTACAGTGAAATCGGTTTCACGGCGGCGAGCAGTATCGAGCTCGCGGAGGAAATCACCGGCTCGACGAACAATATCACTATCAACGGCGTCTCGCACACCCTGTCGACCGGCACGCCGCAAAACGTCAGTATGTTGATCTTCGGCATCCGACGGAATACCGGCGCAATGCGTCCGTATGGCGGGAAGGCGAAGCTGCGGTATTTTAAGATCAAAAAAGGCTCGAACACTGTCCGGGATTTCGTTCCGTGCAAAAACCCCGCCGGTACTGTCGGGCTGTATGATCTCGTCGGCGGGGAGTTTTACACGACGCCGACGGTGGCAGAAGCCGTAGCGTTACCGGAGGGATATACGCAAGTCGAGTATCTGCAATCGAGCGGGACGCAGTATATAGACATCGGATTCAAGCCGAATCAAGACACACGAATAGCAATTGACTTTGCCGCTCTGACGACATCTGCCAACGCATATGCTTATGGTATGCGCGGGGACTCAGCGCATAATACCAATCCGCGCTTTGGGGCTATCTTTAAGAACGCGTCTGTGCGTGTGGACTATGGAAACGGCAACGGCGTCACTCTCCCGCTGACGCTTACAGCGGGCGGACGCTATAAGCTCGACCAGAACAAAAACACCTGCGCGCTCAACGCCTCGACAGCGACCAACAGCACGGCGACTTTTCAGTGCCCGAATCCGGCATATCTGTTCGCAATTAACGAGGGCGGCACTGCGAAATACTTTGCGACGATCAAACTTTATTCTGGTCAGGTATACGACAACGGGGCGCTCATACGGAATTTCGTTCCCGCGCGGAACGCCGTCGGCACACTCGGACTGTATGACACTGTAAATGGGGTGTTTTATACAAATAAAGGCTCAGGTACTTTTACCGCCGGAGCAGACATCGTAGGCTTTACCGCAGGCGCAGACGTCAGCCCGTATGAAGACCGCGAGTGGCAGGAAGGCGACGTGCTGTACAGATCGCAATGGACGACGTATCTTGACAACGTTCAGCGGCTCCGTGACGCGTACTACACGCTCGCGGAGACTGGACAGCTACCGAAGCCGGAGGACAAGCTCGGCTACGTCGGCGCGAACAACATCGAAAAAGTCCTCGCGGATATCGACCTGCTTATCGACTGCATGAAATCGAGCTATCGCCGGTGCGGAACTTTCCGCGCCGGGAACAACGCGGCACATCTGCCGCTGAAAGGAAGTGTATAAAATGCCGGTATACAACGCACCGGAAATCAAAGACCGCGTCGCGACCGGTGACGATCTCTACACGATCACCGACGTCGGCAGGAAGAAAAAACTCACCCCGTCGCCGACCGAAGTCGCCGAGCCGGGAACGCCGATAAACAAAGCGCTGTTGCAGGGCATTGTGGACGCACTGCAAGCCATCACGGGGTCTTTCGTTCCATACGACCTATACTGGTGGAGGCGCAGACCATCCGCCAATAGCTACGCTGAAACGCAGCAGACCGCGTTCGTCAGCAGCAACTCCACCACCGGCTACGGCGGCTCGATCATCCCGTTCTTTTATCACGGCGAAAACGCGGATTTCAACTCATCGGTGTCTTTCCAGACTGCGTCATCGATCACAATAAATCAATCGAACGGCGCGGTTTCGCTTAAAAACCCGACCTCGCGAACCGTTAAATATGCCGATTACGACGCAACGGCGCTCAACAATATGTGCGCTGGAAAGTATATAAAGTTTACGTCCGATTACACCGGGGTAGGTCGGGATGAAATCCTGTACGTCCCATCGGAGGCATATATCCGCTCATACTCAGTCGCGTCGTCGGCCACATCGCCGACACGTGACTATATCGGATATCTTTCGCCGACCGGGAACTGGGGCGGCTGGGGCCCGGGCACGGACGTGAAACTCATCGGCTCGGTGAAGCAGACCGCGATCGGCGACTGGGAGCTCATTTCATCCGACGCTTCCGACACATATCCGCACAGCGGTGCGTCCGGCGGCTATGAGTACGTGTATTTCGGCAAGGTTTCTGACGCGGCTTTAAGCAGGTTTGCACCATCACTCAAAACCGTAAACATCACCTCCGCGTCATACAAGTCGAACAGTTTCACGGTCGACTTGCCGGGAAGCGTGTGCTTGTTTTGGTGCGACGCCGAGACCGCCCCGGACGGCGGCGTGCCATTCGGCGCCATCGTAGATGACACTTTTGTCTACATGGTGACAACCGGCGTTTCTTACAGCAGTAATTACGGAGCGACATATGGAAAATTGCCAAAGTCCGGCTCCGTGGCTCAGTGGGAATATTACCCATATGACAAAAAAACGCAATATAAGCTTTGCAAGGCAAAAAGCGGCAGACTCTATTTCGGCACAGCCAACGGCAATACAGATAACAAGGTGTGCACGCTTTATTTGCTCCCGATAATTCCGAGGTGAGAAAACATGACCTATCAACTCTGGGATAAAATATCCCCGATCTACGACATCACCGCCGAACAGGCGATGATAAATAACCCGCTGTACGGCAGCGAAAACAGCTACCTTATCCTCCGCGATGACGACTCAATCCTCGACATCCTGCCGATCTCGACGCTCCGGGAGCTGACCGGGAAGGACGCGACAGCGACTGACGAGGAGGTGTGCGAAGCTTACATCGCGAAGCTCACCGCGCCGCCTCCTGCACCGCCGTCCGGCGGCGACGTCTCCGCGCTGTCCGCAAAAGTCGCGAGCCTTGAGGAGCAGCTTGCCGCGGCGAAAATACTTTTGGGGGTGGAATGATGACACTGATCGAACTCGCGCGGACGCTGCGTCCGCTGATCGAGAAAGCAATGACCGAGACGGCAAGCCTGACCGAGGCAGAAGCGGTCTCCGCGACCTGCCTTTACCCAAAATGGAACGGGAACGGCGTCGCGTATGTCAAAGGGCAGCGCGTGCAGGACGACGGGGTACTTTACACCGTGCTCCAAAACCACACCTCTCAGTCGGGATGGAAGCCGACCGCCGCGCCGTCGCTTTTCGCGAAAGTGCTGATCCCCGATCCGTCGGTCGTGCCGGAGTGGGAACAGCCCGACTCGACAAATCCGTACATGAAGGGCGACAAAGTGAAGCACAACGGTAAGATCTGGGTGTCTCTGGTCGACAACAATGTCTGGGAACCCGGAGCCGTCGGAACCGCCGCGCTGTGGCAGGAGGTCGCCGCTTGATAGTCGAGAAAATCATATCATGGGCAGTGCCTTTTGTCTGCGGCGGTGTGATCACCGGGCTGCTGACCTACATCAAAACGCTGAGACACAAAAACGACGCGGAGGAAGAGGGCATGCAGTGCCTGCTCCGCGCCGAGATCATCCGCAATCATGACAAGTACATGGATAAGGACTTTTGTCCGATCTACGCGAAGGAAGCACTGAAACGCGCGTATCACGCCTACCACGAGCTGGGCGGAAATGACGTCGCTACCGGGCTTTACAACGAGACCATGGCACTGCCGACGGAGGCGAGAGAATGAAAGGCATCGACATCTCAAAACACAACACAATCCGGAGCTTCCCCGCGATAAAGTCACAGGGTGTGGATTTCTGCATCATCCGTGCCGGGTACGGCACGGTGGTCGACGCCAAGTTTGAAGCCCACATCAAAGCGGCGAAAGACTGCGGAATGCTCGTCGGTGCGTACTGGTTCTGCTACGCGCTCGACGTCGCCGGCGCGCGGAGAGAAGCCGAGGTGTGCGCGGAGACACTGCGCGGGCATCAGCTCGATCTGCCGGTGTTTTACGATTTTGAGTACGACACCGAAAGATACGCCGAAAAGCACAAAGTGACATACACATCGAAGCTCCGGACGGACATAATCGAAACGTTTTGTAACGAAATCGCAAAACACGGCTACAAAGCCGGAGTGTATACGAACCCAGACTACTGGCTCTATAAGCTGAACTCCGACCGGCTGTCGAAGTACGCGCTGTGGATCGCGTCCTACAAAAGCAAAGACGGCAAGGCGACTTTCGACACAGTGTTGCCGAACGACCTTCCGCCCGCGTTTCAGAACGCCATGCTGTGGCAGTTCGGCATGTGTAAAATGCCGAAAGCTGTCGGGCATGTGGACATCGACTACGGGTACGGGATAAAGCCGCCCGCGCCGAAGAAAACGTATAAGGTCGGCGACGAGTACACGATAAAGCCCGGCGACCTTTACACGACAGGGCGAAAAGTTCCCGCACGGCTCGTCGGCAAGACCTACACCGTCTGGCAGACGAAACCCGGCGCGGTGTTGCTGAAAGAAATCGTCAGCTGGGTGGCGGTATGAGGTATCTGAAACGGCTGATACTCGCGGTCCTGATTTACCTCGCCGTATATCTCCCATTTATCGCCGTCCTGCAAGCCCTCACCGGCACCGACCTGACCGCCGCGTTTTCGGTCGGCGGGATCGTCGGGGCTGTGGAACTCGCGCTCGGAAGTATTATTAAAATCACCGAAAACAAAGAGATAAGCAAGAAAGGATTTATCGAACATGGACAAGATGGATATAACGCCGATTCTGGAACTGGCGGTGAAGCTGATCTTCACAGCAGTGACGATTTTCCTGATCCCGAAGATCAAGAAACTGCTCGCGGCGAAGATATCGGAGAGTGACCAGAAGAAAATCATCCGCTGGGTCGAACTCGCGGTTCAGGCGGCGGAAGAGGCTGAGCGTTCCGGGCTGATCGACAAAAAGGCGAAGTACCAGTACGCGAAAAACTTCCTCGAGGCTCGCGGCGTGACCTTCGACGCCGACACCATGCAGGCGCTGATCGACTCCACTGTCTGGGAACTGTTTAACCAGTTCAAGAAAGATTCCGACTCGGGCACCGAAAGCGAGGCGTGAAATGAAAGCTGACGACGTGGCTGACCTCACGCGATCCGAGTGGACGCGAATCATCGACGAGTGCATCCATGATCGGAAATGGCGAGATATTTTTAAGAGACGCTGGCTCGACGGAATTAAGTTCGAACCCCTCGCGGAGGAGTTTGAGCTGTCAGTCCGGCAGACGCAACGTATTGTCAAAGCCTGCGAGCAGAAAATCAAATCACGTATATAAATGTCATGAAACCGTCGCGAAAGCGGCGGTTTTTCTTCGTTCACTTTTCACATAAATCATGCTATAATAAATACGCCGGAGGGAACTCCGAGTATATATGTAGGATGGTGAACCATATGGCAGAATTCGCATCAAACGCAAAGGGCAACGCGGCTCTTACGACTGGAATCATCGGCACGGCGGGCGTCGGTCTGGGACTCCTCAACGGCGGGCTGAACGGACTCTTCGGCGGCTGGAGAACTGGCTCCTGCGGCTGTAACGAAGATCACGTCGTCGACCGCTACGAGGCAGGACAGGCGGCGCGGATCGCGCAGCTGGAAACCGAAGTGAAGCTGCGCGACGCGAACACGTACACCGACCAGAAAATGCTCGAGATGTACAAGTACTTCGACGGCAAGGTGCGCGGGCTTGAGATGGCGGACGCGGCACAGGCAGTCACTAATCAGCGCGTCGCGGACAGCTTTGAAGCCGTCCACACCGACATCAACTGCGTCAAGAACGAACTCTACGGCGCAATCCGCAACGAAGCTGAGAAGCGCTGCTGCGGTGACAACAGCATCGTCACCTACGCCAACGCGACATTCTATCCGAAGCAGGTCGCGGACGTTACGACCGGCACGGCGACTACCGCACAGCCGACCTACAACCCGATCCCGAAGTGCGGGTGCGGCTGCGGCTGCAACTGACGGCAGGGGCGGCAATCGCCGCCCCATGAGGTGATGAAATGGTAACTCTGGCACAGGTACAGGCGGGTGTCGAGAAGTATCTCGAGACCGAAATACTGTCGAAAATCCCCGGCTGGCAGAAATGGGTCCTCGGCGCGGCAGCGTCGCGTATGCTGTCCCGGTCGGGAGAAATTTTAAATACATTGAAAAATAACCCCGTCGTATCGGCGATGGGCGTCATAGATGATCAGGATCAAATCGATATCGACGCGATTTACCGGGAATTCGCGGCTCAAGCACAGCGCGGAGCAGTCACTTTTGACGTGCCGCTCGTCGGCGCTCTGACGCTGACCGCCGCCGATGTGGACAAGCTGTACAGATATATCACGGGAGGCTGAAATGAAGGACGAAGTTATGCGCGGCGTCATCTGGATGACGACCGACGGCATCAAGGACGCGGGTATGGCGTACGACTACGCCGAGGACGCGAAAGAAGCAGGGAAACCAGAGCTCGCGGCGCTTTTTATCGAAGACGCGAAGTACCGGCTCGGGAAGGTCAAGGAGTGGTACGACCGCGCGATGACCATGCACGGGGCTGTTGACGGAGTGACCGACGAGCTGATCGATTGGCATCGGCAGGCTTACCGGGAGCTGCTGGATAAAGTTATGAAATTCAAGGCTTAAGCCGGAGGAGCGGAGACGCTCCTTTTTTTCTTTACTCAAAACTTTTTTGATAAAAATATATTTTTTTCTCGAAAACCCCTTGACAAAATTGAGAAAGTGTGGTATAATATATATACAGAAAAGGAAAGCGCAAAGCACCCGATAAAATCAAGGAGAAAACAAATGAAACTCACAAACGAAATGATTGAAAAGGCAATAGCGGCAATCGAGAACGACGAAACTCACGAGACCTTCGGAATCCGCACTCAGGACGTCCCATTCGAGATGGGCGAAATCGATCACAAGTCGCTCGTCTGGGTCGACGGCGAGATGACCGACGAAGAGCTGGACGGTGTCTGCGCGACGGTCATCAGCCCCGACAACATCGCGAAGTCGCTTAGCCGTCACGCCAGCGAAGGCTATGAAGGCGGACACATCGCGATCCTCGCAGGTGGTTACTCGGTGGCTGGCGAAGATCCTTCCGAGATCATCATGGAGGACCCCGACGTCATCGCGATCCTCGCGTAAATCAACCGCTCCTGAGCCGTCGAGCGCATCGGCGGCATCCAAAAAAAGCTGGCGCATCGGCTATACGGCGAGAAAGAGAAAAAACATGAAAAAAGAAATTGAAAGCCTTGTCAGAAGCGAGGACGCACTACTTAGACTGTCGCCGTTCTGCGCGCTTCATCGCTGGACAAAGGACGCGCTCGGAACTCCGGTTGATCACCTGACCGCCGACTTCCGGATCCTCTCGTCGCATGACGCGTCGGTCGAAATCAAGTCGCGCGACTGGAACGGAATTCTCGTCGAAGTGCAGGAGGCACAGACACAGATTTTCGCCGAAGCCGCTAAGACCTTGAACCGCGAAATCGCGAATGGATACATCCGGGGATAAAAAACGCTGTCCTATCGGCTCGACGGGGAGAAGGAGATAGAATCATGAAAATCTTAAGTTTCTGGGGCTGGGAGTCCAACCCCTTCGCAAACCCCGATCTCGCAAACAACGGCGGCGGCTACTCGCAGCCGGAGGGTGGCGCACTTGTTGAGCTTGCCAATGGCGAGCTTGTTGTGGTCGACTACTTCGACCACAATTGCGGCGACTTCGGTCGCGACGCTCACGTCACCGTCGAGCTGCTCGACGGTCGCTCCTGGGGATTTTCCTTCGGGAGCAACAGCGCAGACGACTTCGGTGAGGTCGCTCCGAGCTTCCGCCATGCCACCGGCGCAGACCTCGGCGAGGTCGCCGATCTGGTCATCGACGCGGTGACCGCTGCCATGGGCGTCGCTTGCTGAAAGGAGAAACTCATGTTTAATCTTTACGAAGACACCGCCCACGAGGCAGGAATCATCATCCACGGCGAAGAAGCCGTGATCGTCACCAACTGGAGCAGCTATGGAGACAATCGCGTCCCGATGCTGCTCGCACCGCTCGGTCTGATGGAGTGGCTGATCGAAGACGAGGACGCGAAGACCGTGAAGCTCCGCGACGTCGAGGACATCCGCGATGAACTCCCGGGCAAAGTCTGGATCAACGAAGACGGTGACGCTGACACCGACATGGACATCGTCTATGACGCGAACGGTGACCTCTCAGCGCTGTTCGGCATCCGCACCGGCGACACCGACCCGGATTTCTACAAGGACTTTCCGCACCCGTTCTCCGGCAGCGTTTATGAGATCGCCGGAACCGACATTAAGGTAATCACCATAAAAAATTGGATCTGATAACAAAGGAGAATCAACCATGAAAAAAGTCATTCAGGGTGTCCTCTGCGACACCTCCACAGCAAAACACCTCGGATCAGCGTCCTACTTGGGCGATCGAGACTTCGCCCATTGGAGCGAGAAGTTATTCCGGACGAAATCCGGAAAGTACTTCCTCTACGGTGAGGGCGGACCTGCCAGCCGCTACGCCGTGACCATCGGGCAAAACGAGTGGTCGGGCGGCGAGAAGATACAGTTGCTCTCCCGCGAAACCGCCATGGAGTGGGCGGAGGAATATCTCGACGGTGACGAGTATATCGCAGCCTTCGGCAATCCGGGGGAGACAGAGAAAGCGATGTCGATCATCCTGCCGTTAAAGACGCGGGAGCGGCTCGAGGTGCTAAAGCGCGAGACCGGGATGACCTTCTCGGAGATCATCGCGCGGGCGGTCGATGGGTATAAGGGATAACAAAAAACCGAGGGGAAACCCTCGGTTTTTCTCATGACGGCGTGACGGATTCGTGACAGATTGGGCTTGAAAATGGCGTTTTCGATGGCGAAATCCCACTGCGGGCGACGGGATAAGAATGCCCGAAAACCCGCATGAACACAATAGACTTGCACAAAGTTTTCACTCGTTCTTTGAACATGGAAGTATTCAACATAAATATTTCCTACTTTCTGAAAAAGATGTTGGTAACTGACGAATCCTAAAAAATTAGGAATAACCTATTGACATTCCTAAGATTTTAGGTTATAATATTATCAGTCACAAATTCGTGACAGGCAAAACAACGTCGGGTGAGGGTACTCCGTATTCAGGCGGATTCCTGAATGCGGTTATTTTCTGGGATAAGCTATAACCAAAACGTCAGTGCTCTGCGGCGCTCTCAGCTCAGGGCATCGACTCCTCACCCGACGGTTGCTATGTGGTACTACTATTATATCACGTTGTCATTGCTTTGTCAAGATTTTGTGCCAAATTAAGGAGGAGAAAACCATGACAGAACAAGCGCAGAAAAACAAAGACAAGCTCGGGAGAATTCAGACCGCTCAGGACGAGCTGATCGATACTCTGATCGTACAAGCACTCCACGCCGCGAAAACAGCAGGCCTCTCCGCCAATGTCTGGATGGACGGCGGTGAGCTGAGGATTACCATAAGGGGCGCACGTCAGCAGTATATGATATTCACCGACAAAGACAAGTCGGACATCGGCGGCTTGGTCGACGCCGTCGAGTGGCTGCTCAGCCAGCCGCCGAAGAAAGACGAGTCGGAGGAAAGCGAAGAATAAAATGGAAAGGGCGGTGATGATAAACAATGGATATATCGAAATTTCTGGAAACGCATAAGCTGACCGGGAGGTGGCTCATTGCACAGCTCCGTATGGTCGGCTACGAAATCTCGGACAGTTTCCTCAGTCGGATTCTCTCCGGCGAGCGGAACTCCGACTACGCACAGGAAGTCCGCGCGGCGGCAACCGCCATCTGCTGCCGCTACGAAAAGAGCATGGACGAAAGGAGCACCACGAATGCCGAGGCTGTCCAAAACGGTAGCTGAGAAGCAACTCGACGCCCTCCGGGACTCCGTTGACATCTACATGATGAAACGGACGCGAGACGGCGTTGACTGCTCAACCGCCGCTGCCGCGCTGGGGTTCAAGTACTCAACCCTCCGCGACCGGCGGAAAAGACCGGAAACGTTTACCATAGGTGAAATTCAGCGTATCGCGAACACACTGAACGTCAGCGTCCCGACATTGCTCGGGGAGAATAATTGATTAAAGGAGAAAACCAAATGTACGAAGAGAAGAAGAACAACAAAACCGAGACAACGCAGGAAGACACTACCGACGCGATAAAAAAAGTCGTAGCGAAGACGCAAATTGAGCACATCATGAACCAGTTCGGAGACAACGCCGACACAATGCTCGGATGGCTGGCGCACCGCGCCGGAAACCAGGAGCCCATAAACGGGCACAGGCTTGACAATCTCGAGATGACAGTCGATAACGACCACCTCGCACTCGCGTACCCGGAGGCGCACTGCTACATCATGGTAGGCGATGGAAAACTCACCGTAGAAAACCTCCAGAGAGCCGTCCGCGCCGTCATCGAGCATGACCAGGAAACGCTCTGGAAAATATCATGCCAGATGGCAGACGAAATGTTCGAGGAATAAAAAGGAGGAGAAAACCATGAACAAAAGGCAGAAAAAGAAATACGACAAGCGTGTCCTCGCACTGGTCACCGACGCGACATACGAGTCGACCGGGCATAAAGACATCTTTCTCGGCTCGATAACGGCAAAGGGCAAAGCCTTCCGCCGATGCTGGGGATGGATGAAGAAAAACGACATCTTCACCCCGCTCTTTGACGACGACCCGGTGATCCTGCCGGATCGGATCTACTCCATCTCGCTCTCCGTGACGCCGTCCGGCGCGCGGATGGCGTCAGTACGGACATGGAGGAAATGGCTGTGAAAAAATCCGACTTCGTCCACTCCCGCCTCTCCCCGCTGCTCCGTGCCCTCGACGACGACATCCTCGCGGTCTCGTACGGAAAGGTCGGCACGAAAGAGCACGTTTACATCGTCTTCGACGGCGGCTATCTCGCCATCGATGTGTCAGGGCTCGGAAACGACGGGATCACCGAGCTGGTAGTCAGGAAGCTGATCAGAAATGGGCAGACGCGCTAAGTACACCGACGAAATGATCACCGAAATGATCCGGCTGAGGCACGCCGGACTCACCGCCACCGAGGTCGGGGAGAAGTTCGGCGTCTCAGGCAGCACCATCGCGGGCATCCTCAAATACCATCGCCCCGGTGCTGCCAAAGACATCTGGACATCCAGGCTCGACCGGATGGCTCAGAGGTGGAAGGACGGCTACAGCGTCCGGGAAATCGCCGAAGAGTTTCGGCTGCAACCGCACACGATTTACTGCATCGCGGCTCGGAACCGCGACAGGTTTACGAGGAGATACCAAAAATGACAGAAATGGCTATGAAAACTGCCTCGAATGCGCTGCACCGCATCGAGCAGGAAAAGAACAACGAGCTCCGGCGCGAAAACGCTGAACTCCGCGCAATGGTAAGAGCGCTGCTCAACGCGCACACCGTCGAGGTCGAAATCGAGAGAGGGGGGGCAAAATTCTATGATGCCGCGATACTGGACTGACATTGTGATCGACGACGTTCTCAGCCGCATCCGGGCGGGAGAGAGAACGGCGGATATCGCCGAAGAGCACGCAATAAGCGCCGCGTCGCTCAGGAGCGCCATATGGCAGCACCGAGGCTCCGTTGTGAGCGAAGCCCGGCAGAAGATGTACGCCGACATGGCGAAGCTCTGGGAGGCAGGATGGACGGCCCCTCAGATCGCCCATAAGTACAATATGAATCCCCAGACCCTGGCGCACATAATCACGCGGCGTCGCGACCTCTTTTTGAGGAAGAACAAAAGGAGGGCGAAAGCATGATCACCAAAGACGAAATCCTCGCGGAGCTTGAAAACACCCCCGAGCCGGAAAAGAAGCTACACGAAATCGCCGACCGCGAAAATCAGCCGGTCATGGTCATCCGGAAAATCCTCCGGGATCAAATTATCGTCGTCCCCGCGTGCCGCAAACCTGAGCCCGAGCCCGAGCCGTACGCGCGCGCCGGTCACCGGCACAAATGGACGGAAGAAGAAATCGCCCACGCCGAAGCCTCATGGAGACGCGGCGCGTCAATGCAAGAAATAGCCGACTCGCTCTTCGTCTCGGTGATAACGATAAAAGGGCTGGTCAGACGCTTCCGAGACCGCTTTCCTCAGCGGCACAACGCCGCCCCGATCTGGTCAAAAGAAGAAATCTCACGCGCCGCCGATCTCTGGCGCGACTCGACGCTGACCGTCTATGAAATCTGCGAAAAGCTGCACCGCAATCACAACGACTTTTATCAGCTGCGAGTCGAAAATCCGTATATCTTCCCGCCGCGGAAGACCTGGACAAGGAGAAAGCCATGAAAGCACGAACGTCCCCCACTACCGCGCGGCAGAACCTCCCGGCGGGGGCGCAGGAAGCCGTCCGGGCTATGGTCGACGCCGAGTTCGCGGAACGTCAGAAAATCTACACTAATAGAATTCTGCTAGCCGTGTGCCTCGCGCTGAACGATATTGCCGGTTTCGGCGACAAACGCCTGATGTACATACTGCAAGGCATCGAGGACATCACATCCGACTACGCCGAAAGAGCCGGAAAGAACTACAGACCCGAAACCGCCGAGGATGACATAGTCGCACAGATGATGCAGGACGAACTTCTCAGCCGCCGGAACATGCATGTTGTCATAAAATCAAAATAAGGAGAATGATTATGAAAAACGAGAAAATAATGGACGCCGTGAGAATTCTCCGGCAAATGTGCGCCGAGCAGGCCGACTGTGACCACTGCCCGTTCGGACGGGGCAACGGCACCTGCAAGATCGCCGGGATTCCGCAGTTGTGGGACAGCGATTTCGGACTTGACGAGCATATTGTTGACGCCAACAAAAAGGTCAGTACACCAACTGATACACCAACTGAGACCGATACACCAACCGATACACCAACTACCCGCGCCGAAATCCTCGACGCCGCGAAGAAAATCGTGACCGGGGACAGAGAAAAACAGTATGGGAAGCCGGAAGATAATTTCGCAGTTATCGCCGAGTTCTGGACAACCTACATCGGGCACCCGATCTCTTCCGAGGACGTTGCCATAATGATGGCGCTCCTCAAAATCGCGCGGATTCGGAGCGGGAACTATAAGGCAGATAGCTTCGTGGATGGAGTGGGCTATTTGAGTCTGGCGGCGGAAATCGCCGGGAGGTAGGACGTGAAGCGTACGCATGAAGAACTGATCCAGCTTCAGGAGCTTCCGCTTGAAGATAAGGTCAGAATGACGAAGATGAGGATACAGCAGTGGTATCTGGCGTTTGAGAGTAAGGTGTATGTCTCGTTTTCGGGCGGCAAGGACAGCACGGTGCTGTTACATATAGCGAGGTCGATGTTCCCGGATATTCCGGCGGTGTTCGTGGACACCGGGCTTGAGTATCCGGAAATCAGGGAATTCGTGAAATCTGTGCCGGGTGTTACGATTGTGCGACCTGAGATAGGATTTAAGCAGGTGCTCGAGAAATACGGTTATCCGGTCATAAGCAAGGAAGTCGCGGACACTGTGATGTACGCCCAGAAGGGAAGCGAGTGGGCACTCAAAAAGCTGTGCGGTGAAGGCAAAAATGATGCCGCCAATAAATTCCGTCAGCGTTTTGAGAAATGGGCATACCTTAAAGACGCGCCGTTTAAGGTGTCTGCGAAATGCTGTCAAATCATGAAGAAGAGCCCGGCGCATAAGTACGAGCGAATCAGTGGAAATCATCCGATATTGGCGACAATGGCGGACGAGAGTCAGATGAGATATGCGGCATGGCTTGAGCATGGCTGCAACGCTTTCGACGCGGCTCGTCCGATATCTCAGCCGATGTCGTTTTGGACTGAGAATGACGTGCTTGAATATCTGAAGGTCAACGACGTTCCGTACTGTCCGATATATGGCGAGATTGTCGAGGATGATGGCGAGTTCAGAACGACAGGCGCGGACAGAACCGGCTGCATGTTCTGTATGTTCGGCGTTCAGCGAGAGAAGCACCCGAATCGCTTTGAACGGATGCGTACAACCCACCCAAAGCTGTATGATTATTGCATGCGCCCGATAGGCGAGGGGGGGTTAGGGCTAAATGAAGTCCTCAACTATATTGCAGAAGGAGGACAGTCATGATTAAAAGCGAAAACGTCGTCGAGTATAAGCGCAAGGACGACCGAGAGTATCGATTCTTCTGTGCGGACGAAAGCTACGCGGAAGCGCGGAAGATGTTTGAGAAGGCGAAATCCATAATCGGTGTCGTTAAGCTCAGAATCAGGACCGTAATCACGCAGCAGGAGATTGTCGACGTGTGGAACAGGGAGGACGAACAATGAACAACACGTTCGAAAAACGCTTAATGGCGTTTATGAACTGTCCGTGGAAATCCACTGCCGGATGTAATCTTATCTGCATAGAGTGCTTCCGCAGTGATCCAGATGGACTCAGGACATTGATTGATGATTTCAACAGACCGGGGAGACAGATAGAAAAAAAGGAGGACGATGATGGCTGAATACATTGAGCGAAGCAAAATCGCCGAAATGCTGAACGCGGTCTACGAAAGTGGCTGGGCGATTAAGTACTCTGTGGAAATGTACTTAAACGCGGCGCAAAAGACTTTAATGTTTCTGCCGGGTGCCGATGTCGAGGAGGTAAAGCACGGACACTGGATCTGTCACGGAGATGCCGGCGTCACAGAATGCTCCGTTTGCCACAACGACGTCAGCGAATATGTGGAGTATCCGCGCTGTATGTTCTGCGGTGCGAAGATGGACGAGGGGGGACGAAAATGCCTGAGTGGATCAGCGTGAAGGACGGACTGCCGGAAGAGGAGGAAATGACTTATGGGTATTGAGACATCCGATGAATTCTACCGCGTCGAATACCGCAGCGAGGATGATCCGCACATATGGCAATACTACGCCGACTATCCTGCGAATCGCTACCAAAGTGCGTTATATGCGTTTGAAAGCATGTCCAAATGCTTGGGCATCATTGAAACGCGGATACTCAAGTACGGGATTGCGAAGCATTTTTGCAAAGAGGAGGACGAACAATGAACAACAAAGCAGGATGCGGAAGCGTCGGTATCGCCGGTACGCTGACGATAGTATTCATCGTTCTTAAGCTGTGTGGGCTTATCGCATGGTCGTGGACATGGGTGCTGTCTCCGCTGTGGATTACGGCGTTTATCGATGCGCTTCTGGTGATGATCGCGCTTATGGCGTATGGGTGGCGGAAATGATGGACGCAGTTGAATTTCTCGTAACACGTGACAGAATGTGCAAGTCGTTTAACGGCTGCTGCAACGGTTGCGAGGTAAAGAAACGTATGGGTGCCGGTGATGTGTGCATTTATTACATGAAACAGCACCCGCAGGAGGTTGTCGAAATCGTCGAGCGGTGGGGAAAAGAGCACCCCCGGAAAACCCGGCAGAGCGAGTTCTTGAAGATGTTTCCGAGAGCGAGCATGGCCAGCAACGGCACGATAGATTTCTGCCCAAATAGCTTTGACGAAGAGTTTGCTTGCCCAGAGAAGGGGAAGTTCGATCACAGCGAATGCGAATGCCCTGACTGTCGTAGGAAGTACTGGCTCGAGGAGGTGGACGAATGAGAATCGGGCTGATTGATGTCGACTCGCACAACTTCCCGAACCTCGCATTGATGAAGATATCTGCGCACCACAAAGCCCGCGGCGACGATGTGCAGTGGGCGATTCCGCTCGAGCACTACGACGTCGTTTATCAGTCGAAAGTGTTTGATGGCACCTACTCGCCGGACATCGACTGGCAGCCCAACGCTGACCGGATTGTCAAGGGCGGGACGGGCTATGGGCTCGACAACAAACTTCCGGACGAAATTGAGCACATTTACCCCGACTACTCGATCTATCCGGAGCTCACAGAGGACACCGCGTATGGGTTTCTCACGCGCGGCTGTCCGCGGCACTGCGACTTCTGCATTGTCGGAGACAAGGAAGGACTGCGGAGCACGAAGGTCGCCGACCTGTCAGAGTTCTGGCGCGGGCAGAAGTACATTAAGCTCCTCGACCCGAACCTGCTTGCCTGCCCTGACAGGCTCGACCTTCTCGATCAGCTCGAAGCAAGCCGGGCGTATGTGGATTTTACACAGGGGCTTGACATCCGGCTGACGAACGCTGATATTGCCGATCGGCTCGGGAGAATCAAAGTGAAGCGCGTGCATTTCGCATGGGATAACCCGAAGGACAAGCTCGAGGTAAAGTTTGCGGAGTTCGCCGCGAATTATCACCGGAAGAGCAGGAAATCCGTCTATGTGCTGACGAATTTCGGTAGCACGATGGAGGAAAATCTGCGCCGCGTTTACACTCTCCGCGATTTGGGGTATGACCCTTATGTGATGGTGTATGACAAGCCGAACGCGCCACCGGAGATTCGCAGGCTTCAAAGGTGGTGCAACAACAAATTCATTTTCAAAAAATGCGAAAAATTTGAAGATTATGGAGGGTAAAAGATGGCGATTAAGATTATCAAGCCGGGGAAGCTTAAGAACCCGAAGGACACACGGCGGTTCCTCTGTCTCAACTGTGGCTGCGTCTTCGACGTAGATCGCGGAGATTATGAAGCGAATGACAATCGGTACAATGAAACCAAGTATTGGGCATCCTGCCCGACTTGCCACTACTCGACGTGCCGGTCCGAACCGCTCGATGAGTAAACCCCGCTACGGGAGAAAGGGAACACAGTGACAAAAGCAAAACTTGACCACAAGAAAGATATCTGCGAGATCGACGTTAGGGGCAAACTCTCGGATATAACGAACGAAGTCGCGAGCATCGTCCAGAATGTCTACGAGGCGTTAGACGAGCCGCACAAGGCGCTATATAGGCACGCGCTTATCATGGCGATTGAAGATGGGCAACTGCTCGGTGAGGGAGGCAACGGCGATGAACGCTAAACTCGCAACCCTCATTGTCAAAGTCCTCGACTTCATCGCGGAGCACCCAGAGCTCGAAACCGATTTCGATATCTGGCGCGTCGGTCCTGAACGCGAACTTCGCGCGTCGTTCTGCTACAACTACAAAAGCGACCTGGACGCGCTCGGAATGCCCGTTGCGAAATGCCGATACATCGAAAACGGACGACTCATCAAGTCGATGGATTTCCTCGCGTCGGAGGGCAATTTCAACCTCCTCGTCGAAGGACTTGAAAAGCTGGAGGCGAAACTCAATGATCATTAAAGATACCATCACCGAGTACCACGCAAAACCGAGTGTCAGCAAGACGAAGCTCTGGCGACTCCTGAGCGACACCCCGGCGAAGTTCAAATGGCTCGAAGACCATCCTGAACCGCCAACCGCCGCGATGCAGTTCGGCTCCGCGCTGCACAAATACGTGCTCGAGCCGGATGGATTCTTCGACGAGTACGCCGTCGCGCCACAGTGTGATAGGCGAACGAAAGCCGGGAAGGAAGAATATCAGGCGTTTGCAGAACATGTACAAAACAAGGCAGTAATCTCAGCCGATGATATGGTACTTATTTCCGAAATGACCAGCGCCATCCGGGCAAACCCCCGCGCCGACTTCCTGCTCAGAGGCGAGGTCGAGACGTCCTACTACTGGCAGGACGACATGACCGGGCTCGACTGCCAGGCACGCCCAGACTGCGTGAAGATGGTCGACGGCAAAGCGCTGATTGTCGATCTCAAAACCTGCGCCAGGGCTGACACCGAGACGATGGTGAAGCAAGCCTACGCTCTCGGATACGATATGCAAGCCGCCATGTTCATGGAGGCCGTGAGCAGAGAACGCAATGTCGGGTGCGACTTTCTGTTCGTCTGCGTCGAAAAAGAGCCGCCCTACCTCATCAACATCCTGCAAGCCGACGACCTCATGCTCAAAAGCGGGCAGGACAGATTCCGGGAAGCTATCGGGATTTACAAATCCTGTCTCGACTCCGGGAACTGGTACGGGTATGAGGGCGCGTTCGGGATGGTGAACACGCTCGGTCTGCCGAAATGGGCGGCAAAAGAACTTGAATGAAAATGATTAATTAAAGGAGCACAGAAAATGGACAACGTACAAGAAATCATTCCCGCGACTAACGAACAGGCTGTCGCGCCGATCAACACCGCGCCGATGAACGTCACCAACATCTGGGTGGACAAGGACGCTTTCGAGCAGACTCAGCGCGTCGCGATCATGCTGTCGAAGTCACAGATGATCCCGGAGAAATACCAGAACAAGCCCCAGGACTGCTTCGTCGCTATTGAAATGGCGGCACGCGCCGGACTCTCCCCGCTCGCCGTCCTCCAGAACGTCGACGTCGTGAAAGGAAAGCCCCGCTGGAGCGGTCAGGCGTGCATGGCGATCATCAACTCGTGCGGGCGCTTCCGCGACGCTCATCCGGTTTACTCCGGCGCGAAAGGCTCTGACAACCGCGCTTGCTTCATCCGCGCGATACGGGTTTCTGACGGCGAGACTGTCGACGGAACCGAAATCTCCATGAAAATGGCAGCGGCTGAAGGCTGGATGAGCAATACGAAATGGAAGAATATGCCGGAACAGATGCTGTTCTACCGCGCGGCGGCGTTCTTCGCGAGAATGTACTGCCCGTCCGAACTCCTCGGCGCTATCGTCGAAGGCGAGCCGGAGGACATCGAAGCGTCAAGGCAGAAACAGTCCGGCGCGTCAGCGACTATGACAGCCGCCCTCGACGCCGCAATCGCCGCCGGAAAGGAGAAAAAATAATGCTGAACAAAGTCACTTTTCAGGGCAGATTCACCGCTGATCCGGTCATGAAGCAGACTCCAAGCGGCGTCAGCTACTGCAACTTTGACGTCGCGTGGAGCGAAAAATACAAAGAGGTCGAATCGACCTGCTTCCTCAAATGCCGCGCGTGGAGAACTACGGCGGAATTCCTGCCGAAATATTTCCACAAAGGCGACCAAGTTATCGTCGAGGGGCGACTCATCACAAACTCGTGGACGGACGATCAGGGGCAGAAGCGCTCCATGATAATCTGTGACGTCGACAAGTGCCACTTCTGCGGCGCGAAGGGCGGCGCTCAGGGCGCGGGAAACTATCAGGCAGGCAACTATACTCCTCAGGTGAGAACGACCGCTACGGACGCTCCCAGCGCGTCTCAGGACGTCCCCAATTTCGAGGTTCTGCCCGAGGGCGACGAGCTGCCGTTCTGAGGTGGGTGAAATATGACAATCATCACCGACACCAGAGAAAAAGCGCACATCATTGAGGGTATCATCCGATACTTCGACGAGCAAGGGATAAAACACTACTCCTCAAAGCTCATCGTCGGCGACTATGTGAGCATGGATAATTCTAAACTTGTAGTAGACAGGAAACATAATCTGAGTGAGCTTGCCAACAACCTCACCAACGACTCCGGGCGGTTCATGCGCGAGGTCCGGCTCGCGAAGGAACTCGGAATCCATCTCGTCGTGCTGTGCGAGCACGGCGGGTGGTGCAAGTCGATCCGCGATGTCAAAGACTGGCACAACCCGATGCAGGGGAAAATCCCATACGCGATAAGCGGGAAAGAGCTTATGGAGCGCATTTACAAAGTCCATATCGCTTACGGCGTCGACTTCCTGTTCTGTGACAAGCGGTGCACCGGGCGAAGAATCGTAGAAATTCTGGGAGGCAGACCATGAGCGACTATCCCCGTTACGACGTGGAGGCGGTCAAAGCGACCGTCTCCGTTCCCGACGCGCTCGAGCGGTACGGCGACTTATCAAAGCGCCGCGGGAACCGCTGCCCCTGCCCTATTCACGGCGGAAAGGACAACAACCTCTCGTTCCGGAACGACTCCTTCCACTGCTTCGTCTGCGGTGCGGGCGGAGATGTCATCACGCTGGTCGAGAAGATTTTTAATCTTTCCTTCCCGGACGCCGTGCGGAAGCTCGCCGAAGACTTCGGGGTAGCTCCGGGCGTCGATCCCGAAGCAGTCCGGAAACGGCAGCTCGCGGCTGACGCGCGGAAACGACGGGCTGAACGCGAAAAAGACGACTTCCGGCGGATCACAGCGTTTTATCACCAGGTGCAAGACCTTCCGCCGACACCTCTCCGCGATAAATATATCGGCACATTATCAGCGACTATAGACGACATAATACAGCGCGGCGACGCAAGCGCATATCCGGTCAACGAGATCATAGCGACCATGCGGCAAGGGCTGACATGGGAGCACGAAAGGATGTAAAACTGTGGCTGAAATCATCGAGCCAAAAATAAAGGAACTCCCGGCATGGACGCTCGAGGATTTCGAAAACGCCGTCCCGCACGGGTGGTTATACAGCAACTATCACAAGAATCCGTTTACATATCGCAAGGCTCTTATGAAAGTCGACGAAACGGCGCGGCAACTCGGGTACTCCGGATTCAAGTCGGAAATGCGCGACTACGCCAAAGAAGCCGGGGAACGGATCAACGAACGCGACTACGCCAACACCACCGACTTTTCCGGGCAGCCGCTCACGCTCGACTGCGGGCAGTACATCTGCACTGACGACGGGGTGATGCTCGCCGCGTATGGCGATACGACTGTCGTCTGCCCGCATCCGATCATGCTGTCTGGGCGACTCGTCAATCTCGACTCCGGCGAAGTGCGGCTCGAGGTGTCCTTCCGGCGCGGCGCGGAATGGCGGACAGTGGTCGTCGAAAAAGTCATCCTTGCGTCCGCCGCGAAGATCATTGACCTCGCACGACTCGGAATCGCCGTCGACTCGGAGAACGCGAAGGCGCTCGTCAAGTACTTCACCGACCTTGAAGCGATGAACTATGACCGACTCCCCGAACGCCATTCCGTCGCGCGGGTCGGATGGACGACTTCCGGAAAATTCGTGCCGTACGCCGACTCTGTGGAGTTCGACGGCGCGCCCGGGTTCAGGGCTGTGTTCGACTCATTCCACCCGAACGGAGACCGCGACGCCTGGTTCAAGGCTGCGTCGAAGGCGCGGAACGAGAGCACCATCGCGAGGATTGTTCTCGCTGCTTCCCTCGCGTCAGCGCTGGTTGGCCCGCTCCACGCGCTGCCGTTCTTCGTGCACATCTGGGGGCGGTCTGGCAACGGCAAAACCATGTTGTTAAAGCTCGCTGCGTCAGTCTGGGCGTCCCCCAACTCATCGGAGGGGTATGTGCGCAACTTCAACTCGACTATCGTCGGGCTTGAGACCGCCGCGGGTTTCTTCAACTCCGCTCCTCTCTGCGTGGACGAGCTGCAAGTCGTCAAAAATCGCCGCGACTACGACGACATAATCTACATGCTTTCCGAGGGGCAAGGGCGCTCCCGCGGGTCGAAGGATGGGTCTTTTCAGCAAATCAAATCTTGGCAGAATACCATCATCACGACAGGCGAAATGCCGATCACGAGCGACTTTTCCGGCGCGGGCGCTATCAGCCGAATCATCGAAATCTCGTGCGGGAAGGAACGGCTTCTCAGCGATTATCGTGGGCTTTCCGACACGCTGACTCACAACTGGGGCTTCGCGGGAAAGGAATTCGTCGAAGGACTCACGCCGCAGGTGCTTGAAGCCGCGAAGAAGGTGCAGGAAGAGTACCGCGCGGCATTCGAGGCGTCAGCGACTACCGAGAAGCTCGCTCTCTCCGCGTCGCTGATCCTCACCGCGGATGCTCTCGCAGAGCTGCTGATCTGGCACACCGGCACGAGCCTATCGGCAGTTGACCTCGCGAAGTATCTGCCGACCGAGAAAGAGGTCGACACCAATCAACGGGCGCTTGAGTGGCTTTACGGCACGATAGCGGAGAATGAAAGCAAATTCGACTTCTCCGGCGACTCTATCCCGCGCGAGGTGTGGGGCGAATACAAAACCGACGGATATGACCGTCCCGGCGTGGCAATCATCGCGTCGGTACTCAGCCGGATCATGCCTGAGGCGGGGTTCAACGCCACGGCGTTCCGGCAATGGGCGGCTGCCGAGGGATATCTGCGCCGCGACGCCGAGGGCAAATCGACCTTCATGGTTCGCCTCCACGGCAAGCCGCCTACGCGGTGTGTGTGGTTGTATCTGGACGGCAAATAACTATCGTTGGTGGATATGCCAATTTTACGGGCTATTCGCCAACGACTATTGTGCAAGTTTATTCGGCGGTATCACATGTAGCGGCCTCGTATCATTCCATGTGATACGCCGAAACCCGCATAAAACCTGAACTTTTTGGAGATGTATCACCGTATCACCCAAAAACCGACTGCACGCTTATATACGCGCGTAATAATTTTTATTGAAATACAAAACACGCTCGCGCGTATGTATAGTATAGTATGTGATACATGTGATACAAGTGATACATATATAAATAAGCCAGCATTCATGGGCATTTTCGAGTATCACTTAAATCGGGGTTGCCTGCAACAGAGTGATACTCAGTGACGAAATGACGAAAGGAGATCACATGAACAATCTATCGAGAATCGAACAGGAGACAGTCATCCTGTTCAACGAAGCGGAAACCACAGCGACTATTGAGACGCACAACGGACGGCTGAAACGGAAGCTCGACCGGCTCGCGGCGGAGAGACCGAATGAGGTCACCGCGCAGAACGGGAACGACGGCGAAGAAAGTACACCGTCCCGAAACGGTGGGTGACTGTGAACGCGCCGCGGGTGATGAGTGAGGAGCAGAAAGCAATTTGCACCGAGCGGTTGGCGGAACAGCGCAGAATCAAATCTGAGGTCGGATAAGCCCTTCGCGCAGGGCGTAGCGGAACGAAGTTTACTCCGGGAGGGTAAATATATATCCCCCGGAGTGTTGAATGAGAAACACACACAGTGGTGAGAGAATGAACAGGAGATGGAGCAGGAGATGGAGCATAGAATGAGCGACGAAAAGAAAACCAACTCGGACGCGCCGAAGAAGAGGGGCAGACCGAAGGCACCGCCGAAGCCAAAACAGCCGAAGCCGCCGAAAGAGCAGAAGATCAACTCCTACGCGAAGCGGAAAGCAACGGAATACGCCGTCGAGATAGCCGAGCGCGTCACTGACGACGAGAGCAAGAAGGCAATCATCGCGGCGCTGGACATCCCCGAAGAGAGTATGCCCGCGCGCGATCCGAAGTACCCGACGCATAAGAAACCGCCCGCAGGGACGAACCCGAGACGCTGGTCGCCGGAAACGGATGAAGACCGTGCGCTGGTCAGTCAGATGCTGCACGAGCTGCTGACCGAGTACCGGAAGCCGCCGGTGCGAAGCGACGAGGAACTCGCACAGCGGTTCAGCGACTATTACATCCAGTGCGCCGAGGAAGGGAGGACGCCTGTATGGGAAGAAGCGTGCCTGAGCACAGGGTACACGGCGGGGTCGCTGTGGAGGTGGGAGTGCGGGATAGAACGGGGGTTCACCGATTTGAGCGGCGAATTGGTTAAAAAAGCTAAAGCTTTTCAACAAGGTTTTGACGCAAAACTTGTCACCGCCGGGAAGATGAATTTTTTAGCATACTGCTTCCGGTCGAAGTGCTATTACGGGATGCGGGATAACGCAGAATTGCCCGAAACTACGCGAAATCCGATGGGTGAGGCGAACCTCACGCCGAAGCAGCTACAGGAAAGATATTTGCAAGGGATGAGGGAAAGCGACTATGAGGACAAGACGATAAAGTGACCGAAAGTTTAGGTTTTCGACACAGTGAGCGACTTTGGTAGTGACGTATTGCTAAAAGTATTGTGCAATATGACGAACGTATTTGACGTTCCCTGACATTCGAGCGACTATTGCCAGCGACTATCAGACGGTCAGCGACTATCGAGCGACTATCGTGAAAAATCGTCAGCGACTATCGCGGATCCGGGAAATAAAAAATCCGGTTTTCGAAACTCGCAGAAAAGTTTTCAAAAACCGGACGGAAATTTTTCGGAAATCGGCGGGGAATTGAGCGGAAAATGAGGGGCTGCCTGAGCGGGGCGGTCCCTTTTCTGCGCTGCCGGGGCACCTCGAGACGGCGGAGCGGCACGGGCGGCGGGCGTGTATGACCGTCCAGAACGCGCACAGACGGCGCAGGACGGGCGGGGACAGGTGGGGCGGTATATTTACCCTCTCGAGGCATTAAACGCGCCCACGGGGCTTGTAGCGGCTCACAGGGCTATCCAGGCGGCAGACGCAGTGGCCGGTGCGGGTGATCCAGGCGGCGGACGGGCTCACGGGGCCGTGCGTGTCTGAGAGGCACCAGGACGCCCCGGGGCATGCGGCCGGCTGCGCACCCTCTCGAGGCGGCACCCATGCGGCCGGCTGTGCACCCTCTCGAGGCGGCGGGCTGCGGGTATAGGGCTGTGAGGCTCTGTGAGGCTCTGCGCGGGGCGTTTACACTGTGGGCGGTATAGATACCCTCTCGAGGCTCTCGAGGCGTTCTGCGGGCTTGTGGCGCGTCACAGTGCGGGCGCAAAAAAGCCCCGGCAGTCCAGACGGACCACAGGGGCATAAAAAGACCGCCCACGCGGGGCGGTCGGGGGTTATGAGTCCTGAGCGATCCAGACGAGGACCAGGACGGGCAGGAGCAGCGCGTACAGTAAAACCATGTCATCACCTCCCGCACACAGTATAGCACGCCGGCGGGCGGTTGTCAAGGGTCACAGCGTCTCGGCGGCGGCGATGATGTCCGCCTTGGCGCCGTCGGTCAGGACCAGACGCCCGCGGGACGTGCCGCAGGTGTCGCGGCAGACGCGCGTTAGGTACCAACCGGACGGACGGTAGACAACGCTAAAGTGCGTGCTGTCGGGGCGGTAGTGGTACGCGCTGGGGAAAGTCTGCGCGTTTGGGTCACAGTGCACCTCGCACCCTGGCAGGTGCTTTTTGAGGACGCAGCGCGGCACGCTGTCCAGGGCGTCCATGATGTCATCGACGTCCAGGCGGCGGACGGTCGCGCGTCCCTCGGCGCGGGCGATGATCTCACGCAGATCGGCGGCTGCTGCGTCGTATGTGGCGCGCGCGGTGTCTGCGGCGGCTTTGGCGGCTGCCTTGTCGGCGTCGTCGGTGTAGGACGCGGTGGCGACGTGGTCGGCGTCACGCTGCGCGCGGCGGTATGCCGTCCAGGCGGTGTAAATGGCGGTCAGCTTGTAGGGCTTAATGGTGGTTGTGGGGATGATGGTATACATGATATACTCTCTTTCTCCGCGCCTTTAGCCGGGCGCGGGCGGCGGTTATTAAAGCGCTGCAAGCAGCTGTAAAGCGTTATCGGGGGTGATGTCGTGGTGATGTCCAGCGTGCACCAGGGCGGCGACCTCTTGCCACTCGGGGACGCGCGCGCCGTCTGCGCGGCGGTAGTGCACGCGGTAGTCGCTGCCCACGTACGGCGTGACTCCGGGCGCGTGCTGTAGCTCGGCTAGTTTCGCGGCGATTACCTCGGGCGTGGTGCGGTAGTGCTTATCGATATATGCAAACATAGTCTCACCTCCCCACCATGCCGTAAAATGCGTCTGCGGTGATCCGCAGGGCGTCTGCTACGCGCGCCCAGCGATCCCAGGACGCCATGGCGGCGTCGTGCGTGCGGTACAGCGTGCCGTCACAGTGGTACAGCGTACCATGCTGTAGGATGGCACCATGCGGCAGTCGGCGCGACGCCTCCGAGTCGATCTTAGCGGCACCGCGGCGCCCAGCGTCGTAAGTGGGCAGGTATGCAATCATGCCCTCACCTCCTCTCGAGTGGCGCTGTCGTAGGCAGCAAGGACGGCCGTGCCGGCCTGATACAGGGCGCGCGCCTGGACGTCGAGCCATGCTTCGCGCGGGTTGGGGCCAAGCTGCCCGCCGTGCGTGCGGCGCAGTTCTGACGGCGTGCACACCCGCGCGGC